GTCTGGTAGAGCAGCGTGGTTCCAACAATCAGACAAATATGCGTCGGAGTTCCATCAGCCGCGATAGGTATTCCAGCGACCTCATTGACTACCAGTTTTCTTCCGCTGGTATCATCCGCCGGAGCAGCAAACGTAGGGGCCTTACTGTTTCCAGCATTGCCCGTTGCCAGGGCATTGGCTACGGCCTCGGCGTAGCTGGTGGGCGTACCCGAGGCCACGATAATAGATGTAGCATTGTCAACAGTGCCAAGTGCGGCATCCAATACCGTATCGTCAACCAGTTTAGCCATTGCCGTTTACCTCTGATGGGGTGAGGGTGACCGTTAAGGGATCGATTTCCTTTTTCGGGCCGAATTGGATGTGGTCGGATTGCGGGGCGACCACCAGGTCATCGACCTGAAGGATGGTGTTAGTTACTTGTTTTTCTTCTTCCATTTAAATTTCCTTATAAACGTTCTCTAATCCATAGGTATTCTTTTCACCAGCAAGGCCAGTTGTAGTAACTATAGAATCCCCAGACCTAAAAATCTTAGGTGGGGCAAAACCAGCAACATAACTTCGTTCCCCTGAGACACTTACATCAAGAATTTGAGCATCATAAACAGCCCCTTGTCCTGAATCAAGTTGGACAACAAGAGTAGTTGTTGGGCTCATCAGTTCAGAAGAATGAAGTCTAACCTCATGTAGCTCCACCCCTTTAGCAGGAGACCATGTATCACTCATTTGCCCACTTACTTGGGTGGCATTATGAAAAAGATAGGGTTTTTCTGACATTATTTACCTCCTTGAGGTGGTATAGGTCTAGCTACTCTTCCAGGCCCACCAAGAGCTTTCTCTTGTATAGACTCTTGGTCAGCAGTATAATCCAATTCTGGATACTTTTCCTTCTCTAAAGCTTGCTTTCTACGTTGGTATCCATAGTTACCAAATCCAAGTTTCTTTGCACCCTCGCTATAAGGAATACCAAGAACTTCAGCAAGAGGACCATGTTTTACACCTAAAACTGCTCTTGCCCTTGATTCCATATCAATTGTTTCAGACACAGGAAAGGAAATATCAACTAATTCCTCTGGCTTTCTTTTAACTAATGCAAAAACAGGTTCACCAGATTTAGTAAAACCAGTACATTCCCTTACCTTAAACTCATCTTTAAAAATAGAAACAGAACTTTTTAGAAAAAAGATTGACGACCAAAAGAATTTAAGAAATGTATGGAACAAAGAAATTTCATCAGAAACTCTATCAGACATGGGACCACGAGACGCTTTAACAGAAGCAAAGGTTCCTTTGCTCTGCCCTGTCATAACATCCTCTGGTTCATTTAATCCAGCAGAAACCATATGAAGAATATCAGTATCCTCATTTGTAATATTTGGAAGTTTAGGAGAAACTGCTTCTAACGTCATACCAGGAGGACGGATAATAGTAGATCCTGGTGTTTTCTTGGCCATAATTCCAGTCTTACGTCTTTCTTCATCTGTTAGGCTTAACCAAGTTAAGAAAGACTGCATATCCTCAAAGCCCACATTCCAAACATAAGACCCAACAGACTTCTTATGGTCAATTTCAAACTTCTTTAGGTTATCATAATGGTTAAGCCATTCCAAAACAGTACGAAGATATGAAACCGATCTTTTGGTCATCATTCCCCGGTCCCAAGAGACAATGAACTTGCGATGCCCGGCAAATTTAGAAAACGCTGCATCATCTGATATGTCAAAATGTTTGTTGTCCAAATTCTTCAATTTCTTAGCAAGCGCTAAAAGATCAATATAGCGTGCTACATAAATTGAAGGTATCCAGAGCTCTTTTAATTTAGCAGTAGGGGCTTCCACTTTATATAGAAGAGGCATAAGAGCTTTAGTAGGATGGTAAACAACCTCTTTTACAGAGATAGGATCAAAGAAGTCAACCTCAACAAAACTATCAGTATGAAGAGTTAGACAAAGAAATAATTCTCCTTCAATAAATGCTCTACCTACATACTTAGGCCAAAATAAAGGTAGATTATTTCGTGGATCATCTTGTATTTCCCTTACAACCTCATCAATCTCAAATACCTCAGAAGTTGTTGAGAATCCCCAACCAGTTAATCTTCCTACCATACCCCTTACAGCAGTATTTAATTGTGGACTTCTATGGTATTTCTGCCAACATTCTGTTTGTAACTGTTCTCTATTAGCTTCATCTTCAGGAGAAACAATAACTTTTGGTCTATCTGGATCATAATTATCATCAGGATAAGTAGTCTGCCAGGGCATGGAAAAAGCAAAGGCTCTTGCAGTTTCCTCTCTTAGTTCCTCTGGCATTTTATCTATTAGTTCTTTAATATCCATATCTTACCTCTTAGCACAAAACGGGTTTCATGTCAATCATTACCATGACCCAACCAAATCTTTATTTGTAATAAAAGTACCAAAATAGGGTTCAGCTACTCTTTCTCTAAAATGAGTTACATTAAAGTCTCTCATCCCATAAATTCCCCAACCTTGTGAGTAAACAGAGTCATCCTGTATCCCATGTTTCTCATCTTTTTCAAGAGAACCAAACCACTTCTTATCAACATTGTGGTCAAATGCAGACAACTCTTCCCTTACAATATCATCCTGTTTTGATCCAGCAATTGGAACTTCTGGATACTTAATCATTCCTTCCTTGTAAATATTAAAAAGTTCAGAAAAAGCAGATTTCTGTTTTTCGTAAGTAGGGGAAATATCTTCAAAAGGTATATTTTGAGATTTACACCATTCAGCTAAATCCCACATTCCCCATCTTTCCGAACATACAGAATCAACTCCCTTGTACTGATACAATGTTTTAGTTATCAACCCCTTCATTTCGTCAAGGGTATTCCTTTCCATAAGTTCTACAGCAAGAACAATATACAGATATTTTAACTTAGCCCCTTCTTTTAAAAAGGGAAATGGATTACTTCTGCTTCCTGGTAATCCCTTTGCTATAATAGTAAATATAGACCTAGCATTAGTATAATTAGCTTTCATTGGATCACTACGGTCAAATCCCACACCGATAGACCAGTTTGTATCATAAAAATCACTCAACATATTCAAAGCAGAAATTGAACACCAGTCGTCTAACCTATAGATAGTATTTATTGGCATCAATCTACTTCTCTGTTCTTGTTTCCCTTTTAATACATCTTTAACTACAGGTTGAATATTGTCATGGGACTGAATCAAACCATCTACACCAATGTATTTCGTTTCTTCCAGCATTTCGTCTGTAAATACTTGCTTATATCCACCCTCCCATAAATTTAAGAAATATCGTTCAAACTCACCAAATGGAAATGTTTCCTTATACGAGTTTAACTGTTCTTGTGTCATGTTAGGATTCCAATAATCCCTAACATCCCCAAGTTTACTCTGTCTGTAAGAGAAGAACAATAATGGATCCTTCTTCTCTAAATGGGTATTATACAATTTATAAAGAATATGAGTCTTAGCACTTACAGTAGAGTCAATAATCCCCAGAGAGTTAGGGATATTTCGTATCGATCCCCATAGTTGAGTATAAAACCTGGGGTTCTTCATATCAAAGATTTCAGAGAATGTAAACCCAGTAATATTAGACACAATTCCAGAAAAAGAGGAAATAGACCTCATAACATTAGAAATTTCCCCTTTAGCATTTAACAGTCGAATATGTTTTTCTTGAATATTCCTTGAACCAACAATTGCAATCAACTTAGGACTGTTCAAGATAATATCCCTAGCAATATCATAATGAACAAACTTCGTCTGCTCTTTAGAATTCGCACCAAATACAATATGCTGTCCAGGCCAACAGAAAAACTTCCATAATTGAATTAAAACCGTTAATAAGCTTTTACCTTCCCCCCGCATCCAGCAGAACACCAGTAACTTATGAATAAATCTCCCTTCCCTCATCTGTAGGGCTACCTTAGCAACCTCCTTCTGTGCCTCCCAAATAACACCATAATCCAAGGGTAATCCCCCCATAGGCATCCACAGAGGTATATCCACACCGGCAGGATATACAGGTATGTAAACAAAATCCTCACACCAGTTAATGAACCCCTCCCCCCCTAATCTATACTCTTCAATACTATACTTAGGGGCAACAGAAGCTGCTAAAAAAGTTCTTTTCAACTTTTCTCCTGCTTTTTCATACTTCCCTCCCTAACATCCTCTGCTTATTCTTCTCAGCCTTATCCTTCAGTTTCCCAAACAACCCCTCATAATAATCACTACTCCCCCTTTCAGGTGTAAATGTACCATTAGATAGTCCCACCATCTGTATAGCCCTCAGATACTCCTTATCTAATCCTGTATTCCTTAGGGTACTCTCAATAGCAAAGATAGTTCTACGTATCTCACCAAAAATCGGATGAATCTTAATATCCCCCTTCTCAGTTTCATATGTAGGGGAAATAACCTGCGTAGCAGAAAGTTTAAACCTAAACAACATCTGATAAAGGGGGATCAAATGCAGAGAAATCTTAGTAGCAACACTTTGAGTAATGTATTCCCCAACATCTTGAGAGAAACTATCAGCTACAGCTTGTAGATACTGATGCTCAACAGAACAGCTACTGCCATTTCTATCCCCGCAATCCCTATGAATAGGACATTCACCCCAACAAGGTGATGGGGGAAGAAACATAAAAATTTTAACATCTTCTTTGGTTTTTAAAGCTAATTCATTCATTTTCACAACTCCTACCCCTTATTTATACATTTTTTTCTAATTTTGTCAATAATAATTATGGGGTAAAATATAAGGATATTGATTGTACTTAATATAGTATAAGTCTTAATTAAGCATAGTCTAAATCTAATATAGAGTAAAAGCTAAAAAACTGATAAAAAATTTATGGGTACAGTAGGGTACTAGTAGAGTAAAAGCTAAATTTCTAAGAAAAAATTTATGGGTACTATTATAGTAAAAGCTAAATTTCTAAGAAAAAATTTATGGGTACTATTATAGTA